ACCACTTTTCTAATAGGAAAAGTTTTACCTCTTGGTTGATTTTGAAAGTTTGGATCTCTACTTGATAGTCTACCAGTTGCAGTTATCGCTTGCATAAACTTAGGATGTAAAAAACCTTTTTCGTTTGTAAAATTTTTTAATCCTTCTACAAAGGTGTTTAAGTATGTATCAACTGCATTATGTCTAACAATAGAATCTATAAAATCTTTAAACTCTCCTTCTGCCTCTGATGCTATTTTGTTTAAAGTTATTCTATCAGTTCTAAATCCTGATTCAGCTACATCATAAACACTTCTAGGTCTTTGCCTAAATCCTGCTATCTTTGCCATAGGTGTATACATATAACCATCACCATCACAATCAGAACACTTTGTATAATTTTTGTATGGGCTACCATCTTTTTTTATTTTTTTAATTACACCTTTACCTTTACAAGGTAGGCATTGTTCTGCCACTGTTCTATGTATGGTTTCTGTATTATCTGCAACTAAAGTTCTAAACTGTTGTCTAGAATATTGAGGTCTTTTTTTATTTTTTCCAGTGCTTTTATCTATACCTACATTAAATATTTTAGCCCATTGTTTTTTATCTTTTGGTTTAACAGAATATATCAACCAAGATAACTGTTCAGGGCTTGATAAATTTATTTTTGTATCTCCCATTTGTTTGTACACAATCTTATCTATTTTTTGTTTTAAATACGCAAACTCTGCTCTATATTCTTTTTCTACATTATACAAATCTTCTAAATTTATATTAATACCATTGCGTTCCATATCAGTTAGTACAACTAAAAATTCATTCATCATTTTAATGGTCATCAATAAACCCTTATTTTTAGCTATTTTTAGATCATCCATCTGAGAATTAAATAATTTTCTAGTTATTAGCACATCTATCTTACCATATTCTTCAACAACATCTGCAGGTATGTTTTCAAATGATACACCCCTATCCATCCACTCTTTGATTGCACTATCTTTTGAACCTATTTTTCTTCTACGACAACACATTTCTAGTGTTAAACTTTTTCTTATGCCACGATTAAAAATATACTCGCCTAACATAGTATCATAAACTCTACCACTATATTTAAATCCTGATTCTAATAGCCACATTAAATCAAATTTAATATTATGACCCACTAGTAAAGTTGTTTTATCTAAAATTTTTTGTATTTTATGATAGCAACCTTCATCAATTCTTTCACTATGGTTAGTAAAATAGTATTCATCATTTATACCAACACTAACTAATATATTATCAGGATGAAATGGTGATGGATCATAACCACCATTCTCAGTTTTTTGCCAAGATGTTTCTACATCTACCGTTGTTATCATTTTACCTTCTTTCCATCAGATGGTTGAACACCTAACTCTAATAATATCTTCCAAGAAGATCTATGTTGAAATCCACAGCTATCAAATATATGGCAAGCATGTTCTGCACTTTCTGCATTAACATAAAGTATTACATCTGTAGCTATATTATGAAATAGATAAACTGATTTACCATTTCGTCTTTGTTTTTTCTTATACTTCATATCTACTTATACTCCTTCTAATTGTACAAACAGGTTCTCCATGATACCCATTTATTTTATTTTTACTAACACATAATGTTCTTATTTTATTTTCTGCATCTGTATTAGAGTTCCTACCTATACCAATAATTAAATCAGCCTCTGCAGCTTTACCTGTCTTAGAGTTTTCCATCTGGTCAAATGAAATACTATTTCTATTATGTGCATCAGCTGACGCTTGTGATATTGCAATCACTGCACACTCTCTTCTCTTAGCTATCTCTCTAACATTAGTATAAATCTGTCTTAATTTCTCATCAGTTCTTGCATAAGTACCTTTTACATTTATCTTATCTAGCTGATCAATAACTATTATATCTGGTTTATTTTTTTCACAGTGTGCATCTATATCCTCTATTGACCAATCAACAGTATCAAACATAGATATATTATCTTTTATATCAGACCAATACCTTTGTGCTAGTGATTTATCTAATAGTATTTCTTCTCTAGTCATACCTGTATAAGCTGATATTGCTCTTATCTGAGTTCGTATTGCTGGTTCTTCATTTATAAATGCATGAACATTAGCACCTTGTGAGCAAAATCCTTCAGGTCCAGCACATAAACTAACCCAAAATGCAGTTTTACCTGTCTCTGGTCTAGCAAATGCTATCATAAGATTACCACCACCAATACCACCCACATTTTCTTTTAACACAGGTATATTAAATTTCCATCTAGTAGTAACATCTAATAACTCTATAACTTTTTCTACATCTTTTGTAACAGCAGGTTCTTTATCTTCTAATATATTAGTCTTATGTTTATCTATCATACCACTAATCTCTGCAAAATTTGCTTCTTTACCATTAAATATCTCAGTGGCTTCAACAGCTATTCTTTGAGCCAAGTCTCGATCAGACAAAGTTCGCATTATATCTTCAGCTATTTCTTTACTAGGCTCTTGAATTTCTTTTATATCTTCTACTAATTCACTAAATTTTTCTTTGGCAGCACGAGTTAATGCTGGATTAAATATTGCAGTGTGTAAAGAATATAACTCACCTATTTTTATATCAGCATCATATTTATCATGTGCTTTTTGTATTGTGTCATATAAAGATTTAGTATCTCCATAAAATATGGTAGGTGATATTGAATTTTTATATTGATTATAAAAATTTTTATTTAACATTAATTTAATCGCTTGTTTTTCTATCACTACCAAACTCCTTTCTTAGTGCTATATCTATAACATCCATTATTGATTGATCTCGCTGTGTCCACTCGGATCTATTCATATCTTTAATATCATATTTCCAGCTGTTCCAGCTATCAAGAATTTCTTCTTTCATTTTTTTGTCCATAAAAAATCTCCCTTATAAGTTCTGTGCTATAATATTTAAGGTCATCCTCTAATGGTTTTACTATTACATTTTCAAATCCAGATGATCTTAAATCTTTTGCCATATCATATGCTTTTGTTGTAGCATCCCTATCTAAACATATATATAAATTTTTATATGGTTTTATATGATCCATGTGTGTATCTTTTAATTTAGTACCCATTATTGCAATACCTGTTAGTATATTTGATACTGCACATGCAGATGGACAATCCTCTACAATTACTGCATCATCACATATACCACATTTAAAAGGAACATCTTTGTTACCATACATATACCACTTTGGGTAATCTCTTGTATTTAATGCTCTGCCTACTGCACCTACTATTTTATGAGTGTCTCTATTTTTAATTAAGAAAACAACTCTATCTTGTTTAACATCATATTTAAAATCTGCTCTACCCCAAGACCAAGCCTCCCAACAATTATTATTAGATAGCCAACGCATGGCTTTTTCATTTGAATATATAGATTGAAAACTATCTGGTATTACAAATTCTGTATCTTCTATATGTAAATCTCTATTACCTTGAAAAACTTTTTGTACATAGTGCATATCTTTTTCTCCTTCTTTTTTTCCTCTTGCTTTACAAGATGCATGAAAACAATACCAATATATTTTATTGTCTGTAGTATCTATTGATAACGTATTTTTATTATTACAAAATGGACAATCTATTCTTGTCTGTAAATCTTTAGCAAGATATAAACTTTGAACTACTTCTAACTGTTGTTTATAATTCAAATTAAAACTTCCTCATATGTAAGTATATATTTATTTGGGGAATGAAATGTATCTAATTCTATTTTTAATATTTTTTCATCTAGATATAAAGCTGTTTCATTTTCTACTTGTTCTAGTGTTGGTTCTTCTTTGAAACCTATTATTCCTGTTGCAAATATTCCCATGCCTCTTAGTATTATTTTATATTTTTTCATAAAATTCCTTACCACATTTGGAAACTTTTGTCAAATGTTTTTTTATTTTTTTTTCTTTGTTATATGTTGATAATCTAGATATTGCGAACACCACTCATAAAAACTATCGTTATTAGCAGGCCAGCATTTTCTAAAAATTTTATCTTTACGTTGTAGTTTATACTCTGCTCTTACTTCTTCTTCAGTTAATTTTTTTTCTTCATTTATATGATCCATTATTTATTTCCATTAGTTACTATATATTTTAATACACTTGTTGTTGGATTTACATCTGCTGTCTTACAAGATGTAAGAAATAAAAAAAATGTAATTAATACTATTCTCATAATTTACCTTTTCTTTCTTTTCTAGTTATGTATGGTATTTTTAATAAAGTAGTGCTTTTATTACCTTTCTTACTTGTCCATAAAATTTGAACATATTTTTCTTTTTCTGGTGTATATTTTTTTATAGCTTTTTTTAAACTTTTAGCTTCAATTATTTTATCTCCGCTATCTCTTACAAATGTATATTCTCTCATTTGTTCTCCTTTTCTAATACTCCAATACATTTGTCTTTACCATTTGGAAAGCCAGTTAATTCATCGAGCATTTTGTGATTGTCATATCCTAACTTAATGCATGCTTCCTGAATGTCATAAAATGTAAATAACATATTTTTTGTTATTTGAATCATTCCTGGTCTTGTTTCTTTTGGTATTATTTTCATTGTTTTTTTTCTTTCGTACTCTTCTGCTTTATTTTTACTTACTATATAATTTATATCATCATTCATTTAATGCTCCTTATAACTTACTTGTTTGACTTTACGACTCCAACAGGCACGGCAGTCCTTACACTCTCCATCTTGTTTATATGCA